ATGTGCACGTGTCCGCGTGGCCGAAATGCGTGTTTTCGGACAATAAACGTTATATTTCGTTCGGCGGCATTATCGTCGCGCACAGGGGGGGAGGGGGTGCGCGTGTGCGCGAGGTAAAATCTCAATAATGGATTCTCACATAGAAAATTTTTTTTCAAAAAGGGTTGGTAAACCGAATTAAAGCACAGTAGTAATTGTTTGGAGATGGCAAGACCGATGACGCAAGAACGGCAAATATCAGCTTTCAAAGAAGGGATTGAAGCTGTTATCGAGCGGTTCTCTGCGGAGTTTGATCTTACCTATAGTGAGATGGTAGGAGTCTTGGAAGAGACTAAATTTTGGCTTCTACTGGAGTCGGTTGATCTTGTTTCTGAAGAAGAAGAGGAGGAGGAGGAGGAAGAGGAAGAAGAAGAAGACGGCGAAGGCGAAAGTTGGAAGGGTTAAGCACTTCCCCAGATATTTAAAATATGGCATTTCAGCCAACGGAACATCCAGTTCTAGCACTTCCCTCGCAAGAGAGAATGCAGGAATTTAAGAAGAAAGGAAAAGCGGGCCTTGATGAATTGGTTGAGCTTTTTAAAAAGAGGGAAGAACTGATCCAACTCGAAAGGAACGATCCTTTTAGATATGGATTTGAGCCTCCCAACTGGAAAGATGCTGATGCTTTGTGGGAAGATTCTTCGGAGTTGTTGATCCAAGGGGGGAACCGGGCTGGAAAATCTGAGTATGCAGCTAAAAAAATGGTTAAGAAGTTAGTCGAGAAGAGAAACTCGAAAGTATGGGTTCTTGGAATGACTGCTCAATCATCCATTCGAGATCAGCAGCCACTAGTCTACAAGTACATCCCCGAAGAGTGGAAAAACTTAAAGAAAACCAAAGTTCAAAACGTAAGTTATAGCCAGAAAAATGGCTTTACCGAAAACACCTTTGTATTCCCGAATGGTTCGCAATGTTGGTTTATGAATTATTCGCAGGAGATGCGGGTTATTGAGGGTGGAGAAGTTGACTTGATTTGGGCTGATGAGCTTGTGCCGCTTCAATGGATTGAAACTTTACGGTTTAGGCTAGTCACAAGAAGTGGAAAACTGCTGGTCACCTTTACTCCCGTGGACGGTTATACTCCTACGGTTAAAGAGTACGTTAACGGGATGAGGATTTTGGAGACAAAGGAAAGCCCTTTACTTCCAGATAGTGTGAATGTGCCGGGATGTGAAATTGGGCACATGCCGTATACTGCCGAAGGAAGAAAGGCGAACAGCAGAATAATTTGGTTCTTCACCTCCATGAATCCGTATAACCCAATCACGGAGATGGAGAAGACCTTGAAGGGGGAAACCTCCATACAGATTAAGTTGCGGGCTTATGGATTTGCTCAAAACCTGACCGGCAACCAATTTCCAAAATTCTGCCATGTCCACATACTCGCCCCCGAAGACATACCTAAAGAGGGAACTAACTATTTTTGTGTTGACCCGGCTTGGAGTAGAAACTGGTTCATGCTTTGGTTGCGGGTGGATGATAAAGGTCGGAAGTATGTGTATCGGGAGTGGCCCGATAGAAAGACCTATGGAGAATGGGCAATCCCCGGCGAAAAACCCGATGGAACCATTGGCCCGGCCCAAAATATTGGTGGAGGTCGGGGCGTTGATGAGGTGAAAAGCATTGTCGTTGAGGCTGAAGCGGGGGAGAAAATAGAGGAAAGATACATTGATCCTCGTGCTGGAGCCACTCAAGCTGCTGGAAGAGATGGAGGGACGAGTATTATTGACTTGCTTGAGGAAGGTGGAAATGCTATGCACTTTCTTCAGGCGGCTGGAATATCCATCGCTAACGGATTAACAATAATTAATGATTGGTTAAATTATGACCAGAACGAACCCATATCGGTTTTAAATGAACCCGGTTTGTTTATAAGTTCCGACTGCGGCAACCTAATATATTCTCTTCAAGAATGGACGAGTAGAGATGGAGAAAAAGGAGCGACTAAAGACCCCATTGACACGCTTAGATATTTAGCGGTGATGGAACCTATTCATGTAACCAGCAGCACCTTTGCCGCATCGAAAGTACATGGATATTAGATATGAATACGAATACTGATAATTTAGTGGAGCACACGGATAGCCCCGATGTTGCAGAGTTAACTAAGGAATATGTTCGGAGCCTACACGATGGGTATTCGATGACTAAAGTTTCGGAAGCCGACAATGTTCGACTAACCCGATGGACGGGTCAAAGTGATGATGGGAAGAAGCACAGCGAGAATCTTTCAGAAGGAAAACAGGCATTTCCGTGGGAAGGAGCAAGCGACACTAGAATTCCACTTGCCGACTCCATAATTAATGATTGTGTGGATGTTCTCACCACGGCAGCTAGTCGAGCCACATTGAAGGTGGCCGCTACCGAAATAGGAGATGTGGAGCAAGCGGCAGTAGCCAATAAAGTGATGCATTGGCAACTGGACACTAAACTGTACCACACAATAAACCGGGAGGCTGAACTTCTAGCCCAACACGGATTACAATATGGGTGGAGTGTTCTTTTTGTGGGTTGGGATCAGAAAGCTGCTCTGAAAGCGGTAGCTATTACAATGGAACAGATCATGCAAATGATTGACCAACTGGATCAGGACGATCCTTTGCGCGACTTTCCAGAAATCATAGCCGACCCCGATAGGGAAGATGAGGCCATAGCTATTATTAAGGCCCAGTATCCTAATGCTACGGATAAGGAAGCCAAGAAAGGCATAAAGGAGTTGCGGGAAACGGGACAAGCCGAAATTCCAGTTGCATATATTTCAGTTAATCAGCCTTCCATTGTGGCACTAAAACCTTGGGAAGACATTACTTTCCCGCCAGAAACAACTGACCTTCAAGCTGCCAGAGTCATATTTAGACGGGTATTCTTAACGGAAGCCGAACTTCGGGCCAAGATTGTGGATGAAGGTTGGGACGAAGATTGGGTTGAAAAAGCGGTAAACACGGCAGGGAAGTCTGTGGAGTTTTTTGAGTTTTCGCAGAGCATTACCAACTTATCCATTAATGACACCATAACTAGGCAGGATAATCTCATTGAGGTTGTATATGCGTACACTAGACAGATAAACGAAAACAACATACCGGGTATTTATTATACGGTGTTCAGTCCAATGAACACAAAGGACGATTCTGGAAATGATGTGTATGCTAAACATGAACTTCTGGATTATGCCCATTGTCGGTATCCGTTTATTGAATTTAGGCGTGAACGGCTTAAACGGCGCGTTGTGGAATCCCGTGGAGTTCCAGAGATATGTGAGACTTGGCAGAATGAGATAAAAACTCAGAGAGATTCAATATTTGATTCCACATCTTTTGAGACACTCCCGCCTATTATGGTGAATAAGCGGATTGGATTGGCTAACAAAGTTGGCCCGGCAGTTCAGCTTCCCGTGACTAAACAGGGAGACTACGAATTTATGAGGCCACCCCCACGAACACCCAATACGGCGTTAAACCTTATTGAAATCGTGGAGAGACAGGCCGACAGTTATTTTGGAAGGGCAAACCAAGGTGTGCCGCCAGTTCAAACGCAACTGAAGCAGCAACGCATGGTGAATAACTGGTTGACAACTTGGACTGAAGCATATCAACAGATGTTTACTTTGTGCTTACAATTTCTGTCGCCGGAAGAGATTCAGAGAATTTCGGGGTCTGGAGTTATTCCAAGATCAGACATGATGCAGTTTGATTTTGTGTTGAAGTACGATGTTAGGGAATTGGATACGGAATACGTGGATAAAAAGCTAGCCACCATTAGCCAATATGTTATTCCGCAAGATGCTGGTGGAGTTTTGGACAGGAACAAGTTGATTGGAATGGTGGTTAAAGCCATTAGTCCAGACATTGCCGAAGAGTTAATTATAGATCAGAACACCGCTAGTCAGAAAATGTATACTGATGTTAAGACGGAGATTGGATTAATGATGTTAGGTAATGAGGCTAATTATGTTGAGAACGATCCAGCCGCGAAAACAAAAATGCAATATGCACAAGACATTGTATCAAGAAATCCTAAAGCGCAGTCCGCGTTACAAGGAGATGAGGTTTTCCAACAACTATTTGAGAACTACTCCAAGAATCTTCAAATGTCGATCATGCAGGAAGAGAACAAAACTATCGGTCGAATTGGAGTTGGTCAATTGACATGAGGGATTTGTCCCATTTTCAATTTGACACGAACCCACTTTGGGATGACATACAGAAGCGTTTGCAGGATATGATTGAAGTGGAAACGTCTGAAGCCCTTACTCAAGAGGTTAGTCCAGAAGTTAGGGGTCATCAATGTGGTCGTGCCGAAGCTCTGGCTGATTTTAAGCACTCTCTAATAGAGACATGGGAACAAGCCAACGCCAGATGAGTGCATGTGAGGAACAGTACGACATTCTCCCTGAAGATTATGGAGAAGAAGCCTTAGTTTGGTTTTGGTAATTTAATATTTTAAATGCTTGACAGAATTTCAAAAAGCGGTTCTTATTTCCGTAACTTTTGGTTCCGTACTGGGGTCAATAGAATTTGTGGGTTTCTGCGTATCCCTAAAAACGCTGTTTGCCTAACTTGCAGGGCTTGAAACCAGCATGAGTGAAAACACAGTAGAGGGAGAAAGCAGCACTCCCCAATCGACGGAAGCTGTAGAAACGAACATTGGTGAACTTTTGGACACCGATGGATTGGCAAGTCAACTGGAAAGGATGTTTGATGCGCCAGACGAACCCGCTGCGGAAAGTGCGGGAAATGAGGAATCGCCTCCTATTGAAGATGAGCCGAGTGGTGAGTCGGAGGGAGAAGCTGAAAGTGATCTTTCTCAAGTTGAAGAAGAACCTTCTGCGGAAGTTGAACCGGCAGACGAAGTAGTTGATGATCGGACGGAGAATCCCCACAAAGGACTCCTAAAAAGAATTGACAAACTAACTGCCCGGCGAAAAGAAGCTGAAGGTAGGGTTGATGGTCTGGAAGATGAGATCAAAGACCTCCGTGCGGAATTGGATAGCAAGGATGATTTAAGTGATCTTCCTAGAGTTGCAAAAGATAATCCATATTCCCATTTGAAATCCATATCGGCAGTAAATAAAGAAGTAGAACAGGCCGAAGAGATATTGGAATGGGCAGAGGATAATGCAGATGGAACTGAAGTTACTAATTCTCAAGGGGAGGAAGTGTCATATTCTAGAGAGGATGTGACACAGATTAAGCGTAATGCCCGAAAAGCACTACGCACACAACTTCCAGAACAGGAAAACTACCTTCGAGAAGAAACTGAAGTTAACCAGAGAGTGGAACAGATTTTTCCATATTGGAAAGATCGGAGTTCTGCGGGGTATCAGGAAGCTATGGAGATTGTAAAAAATCGCCCCGGCTTAAAGAGTTACCCAACATGGAAAGCTGATGTGACTATGTTCCAATTGGGACTACAGGCTTATAAGGAGA